TGGCTCTGGAGCGTACCGCTGAAATGCGTTACCTCGGCCTCGCGCAGTTGAAGACTGAAGGCGGCCAAACCGCTTTCGACAACAATGCTGGTGAGCGTTACGTCTACAATCAGGAGCATACGGAAATTGCTCTTGGCTACGCGATCACCCGCAAGGCCATCGATGACAACCTCTATAAGACCCAGTTCGCTCCGTCGAACCTCGGCCTTATTGAGTCGTTCCAGCAGACCAAGGAAATCTACGGCGCGAACGTGCTTAACACGGCGACGACGTACAACGCCTCGGTCGGCGGTGACGGTGTGGCTCTGGTGTCTGGCTCCCATCCGATTGATGGCGGCACGATCTCCAACTACACGACCAACGAACTGAACGAGTCGACGCTGCTTAACGCGATGATCGCCGTTCGTAGCAACTTCAAGGATCAGGCTGGCCTGAAGGTCTTCGCGCGTGCGCGTAAGCTCATCGTGCCGACCGCCCTTGAGCCGGTGGCGATCCGTCTGACGAAGACGGAACTGCGTCCGGGAACCGCCGACAACGATGTGAATGCGATCATGATGACCTCGGGCGGCCTGCCTGAGTCCTACATGGTCTCGGACTTCCTCACGTCCTCGTCCGCGTGGTTCCTTCTCACGAACATCGACGGCCTGTCGTACATGCAGCGCGTCAAGTTCGAGACCGATATGCAGGTTGATTTTGTGACCGATAACCTTCTGGTTAAGGGTTACGAGCGGTACTCGTTCGGTTACTACAACTGGCGTTCCATCTACGGCGCGTTCCCGTCGTAAAGCCAACAGGGCGGGGGCTACGGCTCCCGCCTTTTATCTAGGCTAACCGATTGCGTTGACCGGCCTAGCGGACGCTGCACAGACAACGCAATCACATCGTGCAGGAGGGCCTTATGGGCGCTACTACGTTTACTGGTCCGATCAAGGCCGGTAACATCCTGAACACGAGCGGCACCACCCTCGGCTCTGACGTTACCAACGTCGGCTATGTGGTGATGGCTCAGTCTTCGGCTGTTACGCAGGCTTCTGGGGCGACCTCAATTGTGATCCCCGCAAACAGCCAAATTCTCTCCATCGATGTCATGGTCACGACCGCTTGGACGGGCGCGGCTACGACGTTTGGTGTTGGAACGACGGTTTCCGCTACGTTCCTTACGGCTGCTGGCGCGCTTGATGGCGCCGCTATCGGCCCGCTGGCGGCTTCTCCGGGCACCGACGCTACCCGCGCCGGAAACTGGATCGACGTTGGCACTACGGATCGCAAGATCGCGGTGACTTCGACCAACACGGGTTCTGGCGTTGGCGTGATCACTGTTACCTATGTTCAGGCTCGCAACCTGACGGCGTAAATCACTAGGAGGTTACTATGAAGGGTCGTAAAACTCGCGCTTCTGGTGGTGTTAACGCCGCCGCTGAAGACCTGAAGACGAAGAATCAGCGTTACACCTATCAGTCGAAGGTGAACGACGAGGCTGAAGAGCGTAAGCGCGGCGGCAAGGCCGTTGGCAAGATGAAGGGCATGGCCGCCAAGATGCACGCTGGCCGCAAGCCGCGTAATTCTGGTGGTCGTGCGCTTGCTGGCAACGACTGGTCGGCTGCTCAGAAAAGCACGCCGGCTCCGGGTCGCAATGTCAGCGGCAGCATCGACTAAAATAAAGGTGGGGGCCAAGCGCCCCCACTCTTCTCTTGGAGGCGACAATGGCCCGTAGCCCGGCATGGCAGCGTTCTGAAGGTAAGAACCCTGAAGGCGGCTTAAACGCAAAGGGGCGCGCGTCCGCCCGTGCGGAAGGTCATAATCTCAAGCCTCCCGTTTCCCGAGAACAAGCTCAGAAATCTGACGCTGATGCCTCCCGGCGCAAATCTTTTTGCGAGCGGATGACTGGCATGAAGCGTAAACTGACGGGTTCCGCCAAGGCGGCTGACCCGGATAGCCGAATCAACAAAGCTCTCCGTAAGTGGGATTGCTGATATGGCGTCTAAGCCGCAAAACTCTGGTCTTTGGGGCCGAGCAAAAGCTGCGGCACGCGCCAAGTTTGACGTCTACCCGTCTGCTTATGCCAATGCTTGGGCTTCCAAGTGGTACAAGGAGCATGGCGGTAAGTGGTCTGGGGACGATAACCGGGTAAACAAAGCCTCTGGTGGCGGCCTTGGAAAATGGTTCGCTGAAGACTGGCGCGATGTGAAAACCGGCAAAGAATGTGGTAGGATTCCCGGTGAAAAAGGCAAAAGGCCATACCCGGCTTGTCGCCCTGCCGCCGCGGCTGGTTCGATGACGAGTTCGCAAAAGGCCACTATGGCTAAGAAAAAGACTGGCCCTGCTAGGAAGTCTTGGCCTGTTTCGCCCTCTGGCGCGAAGAAGGAAAGTTAAGATGCAGTATAAAACTGTTTCTCTCACCGACGAAGGGCGCAGCGCGGTTGTCGTAGTCGATGATTTTCAGACGCCGTTCAATCTCGGTCTGGCGGCTAAAATTACTGCGGGAACCCCGACGTTCAGCATCCAGTATTCGCTGGATGACCCGAATGCGCCGGGCTATAGCGTTGGCTCTGCACTGTGGTTCAGCATCACTGGTCTGTCTGGTGTGAGTGCCAATACGTCTGTCGGCATGACGATTCCGTGCCGCGCCATCTGCATCTATATGGCGACCGGCCAAACGGGCACCGTCGAGCTTAAAGTCGTTCAGGCTGGTCCGGCGTGATAGGAGAGCCGGATGGCAACCAGCGGGACATACACGTTTAATCCGTCTCTGGGTGAGTTGACGCTCTATGCGTACAACCTCGCTGGTCTGCGTAACACGTCTCTTCTTCAAGAGCATTTTGAGGCCGCCAGAATGGCGACGAACCTCATGCTCGCTAACTGGAGCAACCGTGGCGTCAATCTTTGGGCTGTTGATCTGATTACGGAGCCGCTGGTTCAGGGTCAGGCAACGTATAGCGTTGACCCAAACACGGTCGTCATCCTCGATGCATATATGCGGATTGATGATGGGGTAAATAACCCAATTGACCGCATTATTCTCCCAATCTCCCGCACGGAGTATGCTTCTTATCCAAATAAGGAGCAGCAGGGCTTCACGACTACCTTCTGGTTTGATCGTCTACTGAACCCGAATGTGACCCTGTGGCCTGTCCCGGACGGCAATAGCGCGCAGTATCTCAAGTATTATCGCGTGCGCCAGATACAGGACGCCAATCTTCAGGGCGCAGAGAACGTTGAGATTCCTTATCTGTGGCTTGAGGCGTTTGCCTATGGTCTGGCAATGCGTCTTGCTCAGATTTGGAATCCGTCCTTTGTGCAGATTCTTAAGCCTCTTTCGGATGAGGCTTATGATATTGCTTCGCGTCAGAACGTTGAAACCGCGCAGCAGTATATCTCTCCGATGATTTCTGGATATTACCGATAAGGGGGCGTCATGGCATATGCGTCCCGAGCCGGAAGAGCCAGAACAAGCTCAAAAAACCCTCAAGCGCATGCAATATGCGACAGGTGCGGGTTTAGGTACAATCACGTTGACCTTCAGTGGCAATTTGATTGGGCCGGCGCTTCTCTAATCAACAAGCGTATTTTGGTATGCGACACCTGTAATGACGTGCCGCAAGAGCAGTTGCGCGCAATTATTGTTCCGGCTGATCCTGTGCCGATCCTGAACCCGCGTATTCAGGATTTTGTCACTGCTGAAACAAATACTCGCGCTACATCCGGGCAAAATACTGTTGATCCGCGTACTGGCATCCCAGTCGTGAACGGCGATACCCGCACCACGCAGAACAACAAGGTTCGCGTGACGCAGCAAACTGGCGAGCCTCCGGGCGGCCTCAATCAAGAACCCGGCACCGATCCGACTGTACCGGCCAGCCTTGGTGGCAATGACCCCGGCTTGCCGTATAATGACGACGTGGTGCCAAAGACGGGGCCGTTGTATGGCGACTAACATTCAGATTCCTAACCTCCCGGCTGTTATTTCGCTCAACGGCACCGAGCAGATGGAGGTCGTGCAGGCGGGTGTCTCTCGTCGCGCTACGACGCAGCAGATTGCGGATTTGCAGGGCGTCGGTCCCACGGGGCCGACTGGCGCTGGTCCCACTGGCCCGACTGGCGCTATTGGCGCGACCGGCCCTACGGGGGCGACTGGTCCAACTGGTGCGGCTGGCAATTCGACCAGCCTGTTCTTGTATCAAGCTAATGCCATCGCTACTGCTGGCTATCCCGGCGACGGTTATGTTCTTTGGAACAATGCCACCCAGACCTCTGCCACTCAAATTAACGTCAGTCATCTAACGGACAACGGCATCGACGTTGAGATTTTCCTTGGCCTTCTTTCGATTGGCGAAAGGATCATTATCCAAGATCAGTCTCAAAGCGCTAATTTCCAAACTTTTACAATTACTGGAACGCCCACGGCAGTTAATCCGGGCACCGCTACGTCTTATTTCACATTCCCAGTTTCACTGGTTACTTCTGGTGGCACTGGCACTACCGGATTCTTGGATGGGCAGCCTCTGTTTTTGGCGCTTGTTGTTGGTCAGGCAGGCCCGACCGGCCCGACTGGTGCAACAGGCCCGAGCGGCACTGGCCCAACAGGCCCTACGGGCGCGACTGGCGCGGCTTCTACGGTGCCCGGTCCTACTGGCCCGACTGGAGATACTGGGCCTACAGGCCCTACCGGAGCGGCTTCTACGGTGGCTGGGCCTACTGGCCCGACCGGCCCGACCGGCGCTACTGGCGTTTCTGGGCCTACTGGACCTACAGGTTCCGTAGGTTCCGTTGGCCCAACCGGCCCGACCGGCGCTACGGGCGGCACCGGCTCTTCCGGCCCCACTGGTCCTACCGGGTCTGGCCCTACTGGACCAACCGGAAGCTCTGGAACAATCGGCCCGACCGGGCCTACTGGCGCAATTGGTCCGACTGGTCCCGGCGGTGCGCTGGCAAGCTATGGCTCGTTCTTCAGCGACGTAGACCAGACGACGACGATTAATACGCCGACGCCTATGACGCTGAACAACACGGCGGGCGCGACGAATATTTCTATCGTTTCCGGCTCGCGCATTACGTTCGCGGCTGGCGGCACGTTTGATATTCAGTTCTCTGCCCAGTTCCATAACACTGGCGGCGGTGGTCCCGGCCAGACAGTCAACATTTGGTTCAGAAAGAACGGGGTGGACATCCCAAGTTCTGACACCAGACTGACGGTCCCCAGCAACGCCCCATATGTCGTAGCGGCTTGGGATTACTTGGATACGTTCACTGCCGGGGATTATGTCGAGCTTATCTGGATGACAGATAACGCCAACATCATTCTTGAGCATGAGCCTGCGGGCGTATCTAACCCGGCTGTTCCGTCGCTAATCGTTAGCGTCATGCAGGTCATGTACCTGCAAGTTGGCCCGACCGGCCCGACCGGCGCTGGCCCGACTGGCCCGACAGGCCCTACAGGTACGGCTGGTGCGGCAGGCCCGACCGGCCCAACGGGAACTGCGGGCGCTAATGGTCCGACTGGTCCTACGGGTGACATTGGCCCGACCGGCCCCACCGGCACCGCTGGCGTTAACGGCCCTACCGGCCCGACTGGCGCAACGGGTGCGATTGGCCCCACGGGCGCTAACGGCCCCACTGGTCCCACCGGAGATGCTGGTGCGGTTGGACCTACTGGTCCTACCGGAGCTACGGGTTCTTCTGGCCCTACTGGCGTTGCTGGCCCCACCGGCCCCACGGGTGATGCTGGCGTTGCTGGTCCAACCGGACCAACTGGTGTTGCTGGCCCTACTGGCCCGACTGGCGCTAATGGAACAGCCGGTCCTACCGGCCCGACCGGCCCAACTGGCGTGGCGTCTTACACCCGTACTTCGTTCACTGCCACAGGCGGTCAGACGACGTTCTCTGTCACGTACACGGTTGGTTACGTGCAAGTGTACGTCAACGGCGTGTTCCTGAACGGTTCAGACTACACGGCCTCTACGGGAACGGATGTTGTGCTGGCTACGGCTTGCACTGCTGGCGACATCGTGGAATTTGTCGCGATCTCCGTGAACACGTTTGGCGCGGGACCGATTGGCCCGACTGGCCCGACCGGTGCCACAGGTCCGACAGGCTTCTCGCCGCTGGTCGCGAATGACGCGATTATTCTCAACTACACGACGATCTCGTCCAGCTACACGATGCCGACTTCGTATAACGGCATTTCTGTTGGCCCCATCACGGTTGCAAGCGGGGCGACGGTGACGATTTCCTCGGGACAACGCTGGGTGGTGATCTGATGAGTACGATTGCAGCGGGAACCACTGGCACAACTGCTCTACAAAGCACTGGTGACACGACCGGAAATCTGGTCTTTCAGACCAATGGCTCGACCACGGCGTTGACGCTGACCTCGGCACAGGCTGCTAACTTTACCGGCGTGGTGTCTGACGCTGCGGGAAAACTGCGTGCTATTCCGCAGTCTGGTGCGGCTAAGACCGGCAGCTATACGCTGACCACAGGTGATGTCGGTGAATTTATCAATGTCAGCACTGGCGGGAGCATCGTAATTCCTGATGCGGTGTTTTCCACTGGTGACGTGGTGTCTGTGTTCAACAATACGTCGGGCAGCATCACGATCACCTGTACGATCACCACGGCCTATATTGGCGGCACGGATGCTGACAAAGCGACCGTTTCCCTTGCCACCAGAGGCGTCTGCACCATTCTATTTATATCCGGCACGGTTTGCGTCATCACAGGAAACGTATCGTGAGCGGCATTCATCTTGCTCTTCTTGGTAGTGCGTTTGGTAGCTCTAATCCGCCGCCAACAGTAGAATATCTTGTTGTTGCTGGTGGTGGTGGCGGTGGTGAAGGGGACAACAACAATGGCGGTGCGGGCGGTGGTGGTGCAGGGGGCTACAGAACAGCATCTGGTCTTGCCGTAGCTGGCGGTGTTTCTTACACAGTCACAGTTGGCGCAGGCGGGAGCAGCGGTTCTGCTGGTTCCAGTTCCGTGTTTAGCACTATTACCTCCACGGGAGGCGGCAGAGGGGCACCTACTGGGCTTACCGGGGGGACTGGTGGATCGGGCGGCGGCGGCTCCGGTCGTTTATCTGCTGCCGGTGGTACTGGAAACAGTGGCGGATATTCCCCTGCTGAAGGATCAAATGGCGGCGCGGGCGGCACTGTTGGTGGCAGCGGCACCACAGACAATGGCGGTGGCGGCGGCGGCGGTGGCAGATCAAGCAATGGTGCTGCTGCAACTGGTGGTGTTGGCGCAGGCGGCGGCGGCAGCATATCAAGCTCTATTTCTGGTTCCTCTGTTTCTTACGCTGGTGGTGGCGGCGGCGGTGGTGGATCATCTAGCAATGGAGGAACCGGCGGTGGTGGCGGTGCTGGAGACGGAGGCTCTGGAACAGCAACTAGAACCGGAACTAGCGCAACTGCCAACACGGGGTCTGGCGGCGGCGGCGGCGCGGCAGGAGGCGGCGTTGGTAATGCCGGAGGCAGTGGTGGGTCTGGCGTAGTTATCGTCCGCTATTCAGATGTTTATAGCCCTGCTTTATCCACTACTGGTTCTCCAAGCATCACCGTATCTGGTGGCTTCCGCATATATCGTTGGACCGGCAGCGGTTCGATCACGTTTTAGGAGTGAAAAATGCCAGTCACGATAGTTGGCAGCAACACACCGACCGCAGGCGGCATTGGCTATGGCGACGGGGCAAATGTGGCGTTTACTGGAGCAGGCACATCTGGTCAGGTGCTTGTCTCTAACGGCTCTAGCGCGCCCGGCTTTTCGTCTACAATCTCCAGCGCAACTCTTTCTAGCCCGACTCTTACGAACCCGACCGTCAGCGCCTACACGGAAACGGTGGTTGCGCTTGGCACGGTAACGACCTCGGCAACAATTGCGATCTCTGCTGGCACGGTCATCACAGCTACTTTGACTGCCTCGACTGCTTGCACGTTCACGATGCCGACTGCCACTGCGGGTAAATCGTTTGTGTTGCTGCTCAAGCAAGCCGCCAGCACAGGCAATGGCACAGCGACGTTCACTGGTGTAAAATGGCCTACAGCAGGCGCGCCAACAATCACTGCAACTGCCGGAAAGATGGACATTTTGACGTTCATTGCTGACGGTACGAACTGGTATGGGACTTACGTTCAGGGGTACACTCCGTAATGTTTGCCGCCAAAAACCTTCAGTTTTCTTCTTCAGCCGCACCTGCTGTTAGGTCGTTTACGATCTCTCCTGCGGTTTCGGGGAAGTCTACTTGGAATTTGGATACGGACGGTCCTCTAACGCTTTCCACGTATGGTGATTGGACTATTGTCCCAACTGGGACATTTTCCGCCACCGTTAAAATGTGGGGCGGTGGTGGTGGACGAGGAAACAACACTGGCGCTACCGGCGGCGGTGGTGGTGGCGCAACTGGAACAGTATCTTTTACTGGTTCAACAACTCATTTGCTGTCCGTGGGCCAAGGCGGTCAATACGGAAACCCGTCCGCAGCGGCGTTCAATGGAGGCGGTCCCGGTAAGGGAAGCTCTCAAAATGCTGGCGGCGGCGCTGGATATACAGGCATTTTCCGCAACTCAAAGACTCAGGGCAACGCTGTTCTGATGGCCGGCGGGGGTGGCGGCAACGGATATTCATTCGGAACAAATCAGGGCAATGGCGGTGCTGGCGGTGGCAGCAGCGGTCAGTCCGGCTATGGCGGATCGGCTGCCGGAGACGTTAACAACCAAGGCACGCAATCTGCGGGCGGCCCTAGCGGCTCGGGATCAGCATCCAACGGGTCTGCTCTACAAGGTGGTGACGGAACTGGTGGCAGTTATAACGGCGGCGGCGGCGGCGGGTATTTTGGCGGCGGTGCCGGCGGGTCGTTTAGCACTCCAATTAGCACCAACTATGCCGGTGGCGGCGGTGGTTCGGGCTATGTAAACAACACTTACGTTACAGGCGGAACGCTATATACTGGCAGCTATGCAACTCCGGGGAATAGTTCTGACGCCCAGCGTGGGACTTCTGGAGCCGGGTCAACTGTACAAGACACCAACGGTAATGATGGCCGCATCTATATTGCGTGAGGGGTAAAATGGCACACTTCGCCCAAGTTGATGAAAATAATGTCGTCTTACAAGTGATCGTTGTTAACAACAGCGAGCTTTTTGACAATCAAGGGGTGGAGCGTGAGGAGCTTGGCATTTCGTTTTGCCAATCCTTGTTTGGCTCAGAAACCCGTTGGGTTCAAACAAGCTACAATGCTAACTTCCGCAAAAATTATGCTGGAATTGGCTTCTCTTATGATTCTGTCCGAGACGCTTTTATAGCGCCCAAACCTTATCCGTCTTGGATTCTGAACGAAGATACGTGTCAATGGCAGGCTCCAGTTCCTTATCCATCTGACGGCGGCTCATATGTATGGGATGAATCTTCCACTGGATCGCCAACATATCAAACTTGGGTTGAAGTGACCTACGAGGTGTAAGATGCCATCAACAATTAACGCCTCCAACGGACCCACTAGCGGCCTGATTTCTACGGGTGATGCCTCTGGCGTTCTGGCTCTTCAGACCAATAACGGTACTACGGCCCTCACGCTTGGCACGGATCAGTCGGCGACGTTTGCCAGTAAGGTTACTATAACAGGAACAACGTCGTCTCTTGGGCTTGTTCTTACTAACATGGCTGAAGTCACAACGGTTTCAGCTACGGCGGCGATAGGTACAATAAACTACGACGTGACCACACAGTCCATTCTTTATTATACAGTCAATGCAACAGCCAACTGGACCATGAACTTTCGTGCCAGCAGCGGTACAAGCTTGGATTCTGCTATGGCAACGGGTCAGACTATTACGGTTGTGTTCCTCGCCACCAACGGGCCAACCGCGTATTACAATAGCGCTGTTCAGATAGATGGTTCATCCGTGACTCCAAAGTATCAGGGTGGCACGGCTTGGACGTCTGGCAATGCTTCTAGCATTGATGCGTATGTTTATACGATCATAAAGACTGGCGCGGCGACGTTCACCGTTCTGGCTTCACAGACCAGATTTGCGTGAGGTTGAAACATGCCAACCGCAATCAGCTTTGCAGCAGGATCAGCTAGAGGGTACGGGTTTTGCACGCTTTCCATAAGCGGCTTCCTTGCTCTTTCGCACGGTCTTACGCCTTTCGTAAGCGTGTACACGTTCTCTGTTGGCGGTGGGTTTGGCTCAAAATACGCAAATCCAGCCACTCTCCCCGCCAGCACGGGCGTTGGTGTGGCCTTCAATCATAATTCCACCGCTCTTGCCGTTTCTCACGCGACCAGCCCGTTCTTGAGCGTATATCCTTGGTCAGTCGGTGGTTTTGGTTCAAAATATGCCAACCCCGCAACACTTCCAACGGGCGTTGGGAATGGCGTGGATTTTAATTCTAATAGCACTGCTATTGCTGTTTCTCATGGTGCAACGCCGTATGTGACTGCTTATCCTTGGTCGTCCGGCGGCTTTGGGACCAAGTATGCAAACCCGGCGACATTGCCTACCGGCACAGGAAACGGAATTGCGTTCAGCCCCAGCGACTCCGCGCTTGCGGTCGCTCACAACTCACCGCCTTTTGTTTCCATATATGCTTGGTCTTCCGGCGGATTTGGGTCCAAGTTTGCTGACCCAGCTACTCAGCCAACCGGCACTGGAAACGGCGTTGCATTTGCGCCTAACGGCTCGCATGTTGCCGTTGCTCATACGACGACGCCATTTATCACTGCATATCCGTGGTCTGGTGGTGGGTTTGGAACTAAATATGCAAATCCATCTACCCTACCCGCAGGAACGGGTGACAGCGTAGCCTTCAACCCGACCAGCACTGCCATTGTGGTCGGACATGGCACAAACACTTTCGTGGCAGCTTATGCTTGGTCTGGCAGCGGTTTTGGAACAAAGTACTCCAATCCTGCCACCCTACCGACGGGCGAGGGTTTTGGCGTGACGTTCAACGCTGCCGGAACGGCAGTTGCAGTTGCTCACGGTACTACGCCATTTGTTAGCGTTTATCCTTGGTCAAATGCCACGGGTTTTGGCACAAAGTACGCCAATCCGTCCACTTTGCCGCCAAGCACGGGGACTAGCGTATCCTTTGGGACAGCGTGATCTAAAATCAGGAGGTTAACATGGTGGACAATGTTGTAATGCGGGGGACCATTCTTGCTACGGCGCTTGAGGCGCGGGAGCAGGAAGTCATGCACTATCAGATCAACATTGATAACTACACGCTTGCTTTGCAGCAGATTGCTGCGATGCCCGCGAATGAAAGGGCTGAACTCGCCAGCTTTGAAGATCAGTTGCAGACGCTTCTGGCTTCTGAGAAGCTGGAGCAGAAGAAAGCAAAGATTATGTTGGACGTTATTAAGTCTCAGGTAGGCTAATAACTGATCCGTTAAGGAGCGACCAATGACTATCCCCCGCGACCTATCCAATCTTGCTCCGGGCGCTAACACGTCGGGTGTTTTGCAGCCGTCTAAAGGTGGCACGGGGGCTACCACTTTGGCGGGGGCTAACCTTCCCGTCACGACGGCAAACAATACGTTTACGGGCACGCAGAGCTTTACTGGCACGTCCTCTGCTCTGGCGGCTGTATTTACGGACATTGCCGAGAGCATCACCGTCTCCGCGACCGCCGCCACGGGCACGATCAACTATGATGTGACTACCCAGAACGCGCTGTTCTACACGACCAATTCGTCTGGCAACTTCACGGTCAATTTCAGGGGTTCTTCTGGAACTTCTTTGAATACCCTGATGTCCACCGGCCAGATGATTACTGTGGTGTTTCTGGTGACGAACGGCTCCCCTGCTTACTACAACACTGCTGTTCAGGTAGATGGCTCCTCTGTCACTCCTAAATGGCAGGGTGGCACCGCGCCAACGAGCGGTAACACGTCTTCTGTAGACATCTACACTTACACGATTATCAAG